AAGGAGATGTTGAAGAGTAAACAGAAACTAGTTGATATTGAATCGGAGATGAAGAGAAGGGGTCTTAAGTAAACACCTCCCCTATAAAATATCATATAATATAAATAATACTTTATTGGGGGTATTATGTTAGAAGATTTGACCGGACAAACATTTGGTAGGCTTACTGCTCTTTCTGTTGAAAGGAGAGGGAGACGCACATATTGGTTGTGTGAATGTTCCTGTGGAAATGAGAAATCTGTAAGGAGGGAGAAGTTAAAAAATGGAACAACTATATCCTGTGGTTGTGCTAGAAAAGAAAGAAACCATCAACATACTAAAACAAAACTTTATGGTAGGTGGAACTCTATGGTAATGAGATGCCATAACCCCAATAGTGTTGGTTATCATAAGTATGGGGCAAAAGGTATAAAAGTTTGTGATAGGTGGAGAACCTTTATAAACTTTTATGAGGATATGGGTGAACCACCAGAAGGTATGACACTTGAAAGATTGGATAGTAGTGGTGATTATTGTCCGGAGAATGTTGTGTGGGCGGATTATGTAACACAGAACAATAATCGTCCTTCATTTAATAAGAAAAATGTGGTATAATTTAATGAGAGATGCTGTGTGCCGGAGGTTGTTATTGGGTATTTAATCGGAGGTGCAGGAGAAGGTGCACAAAAGGAGATAGTGGTATCAGATAAGGACTATTCTAAATTGACTGATACACAACTTCTGAAACTTCGTGATCAGACTGTGAAAGATATTGCAAAGTTCAATAACTTTCAAATGGTTAGAAAGATTACACTGAACTCAGCTTATGGTGCCGTTGGTAATCAGTACTTCAGATATTACAAACTTGCAAATGCAGAAGCTATCACACTGAGTGGTCAGGTATCTATTCGGTGGATTGAAAACCGTATGAATGGTTATCTAAATAATCTATTACAAACGGAGGGGATTGATTATGTCATTGCATCTGACACTGATTCAATCTATCTTAATTTTGGACCTCTTGTTAATAAATTTTTTAGTAATAAGCTTGACGATAAGAATAAGATTGTTACGATCATTGACCAGATCTGTAAGGACAAGTTGGAACCGTTCATCGATTCCTCTTATCAAAATCTTGCGTCGTATGTAAATGCATATGATCAGAAGATGCAGATGAAACGGGAGAACATTGCAGACCGTGGAATCTGGACAGCAAAGAAACGATACATTCTTAATGTTTGGGATAGTGAGGGAGTTAGATATGAAGATCCTAAACTTAAGATTATGGGTATAGAAGCTGTAAAGTCTTCTACTCCAGCTCCATGTAGGTCAATGATTAAAGACGCTCTCAAACTTATGATGAAAGCGACTGAAGATGATTTGATTGATTTTATTGAAAATTGTAGAACAAAATTCAAAAACCTTTCTCCGGAAGAAATTGCATTTCCTCGAATGGTTTCTGATGTAAATAAGTATAAGTCTCACTCTTCAATTTATATAAAAGGAACACCGATTCATGCTAGAGGTGCTCTTCTTTTCAATCATTATATTAGAGAAAAGAATCTTCAAAACAAATATTCTTTCATCAACAATGGTGAAAAGATTAAGTTTGTTTACCTGAAAAAAGCTAACCCTATCAGAGAGAATGTGATTTCTTTCATCTCAGACTTTCCTGTTGAAACTGGTCTTGACAAATACATTGATTACGAACTACAATTTGAAAAGGCATTCTTAGAACCAGTCAAGACTATTCTTGATTCTATTGGGTGGAACGTTGAAAAAACTGTAAACTTAGAATTATTTTTTGGATGATGGACTTTTTACAAGATATCGTAAAAGAAATAGGCGATGACTACACAAAACTTGCATCAGATATTGACGAAACCGAAACTTATGTGGACACAGGTTCGTACATTTTTAACGGACTTGTTTCAGGTAGTATATTTGGCGGTGTATCTGGGAATAAGATTACTGCCATTGCTGGTGAGTCTAGTACTGGAAAAACTTTTTTTAGCCTCGCAGTGGTTAAGAATTTTCTGGACTCTAATCCTGATGGATATTGCTTGTATTTTGATACTGAGGCAGCTGTCAATAAGTCACTCCTAGAAAATCGTGGTGTTGATTTGAATCGAGTTGTTGTTGTCAACGTTGTGACGATTGAAGAGTTTCGTAGTAAAGCACTCAAGGCTGTAGATATATACTTAAAAAAACCTGAAGATGAACGTAAACCTTGTATGTTTGTGTTAGACTCTTTAGGGATGCTCTCTACAGAGAAAGAAATTACTGACGCACTGAATGACAAACAAGTTCGTGACATGACTAAATCTCAACTAGTCAAAGGTGCTTTTAGGATGTTAACTCTGAAGTTGGGTCAGGCAAACATTCCAATGATTGTAACCAATCATACCTATGATGTTATCGGTTCTTATGTTCCTACGAAAGAAATGGGTGGAGGTAGTGGTCTCAAATATGCTGCGTCTACAATTATCTATTTGTCTAAGAAAAAGGAGAAAGATGGAACGGAAGTTATTGGAAATCTTATCAAGGCAAAGACTGCTAAGTCACGTTTAAGTAAGGAGAATAAAGAAGTTACTATTCGTCTTTTCTATGATGAACGGGGACTTGACAAATATTATGGTCTCTTGGAACTTGGTGAACTCGGTGGGATGTGGAAAAATGTTGCCGGACGATATGATCTTGGAGACGGAAAGAAAATTTACGCCAAGGCTATTATGAAAGATCCAGAACAATATTTCACACCAGAAGTGATGGAGAAACTGGATCAAATTGCGAGAGAGGAGTTTAGTTATGGTTCAGGTGTATGATAGTTTACTTTCTAAAGAAGTATGTCATTATTTGATTGAATTGATTGATAAGAGTGAGAATCAAGAGTTTGTAAATGAAGATTATAAGCCCTGTTTCACACAACTCAATATTAATAATCATCACCCAGAGGTAGTTAAATCATTAATACCTTATGTTAGAAATGTATATCAGAAATATATTGATGATACCAAAAGTAAATATCTTCCAAAATTAAAGTTTTTGGAAGAATTTCGTATCAAAAGGTATAATGTTGGTGGAGAGGAGAGGTTTGATGAACATGTTGATGTTGTAGATCACGCATCAGCTAGAAGAGTCGTTGCTTTCCTTTTCTATCTCAACGATAATGATGGATTAACAAAGTTTACCGATAGGTTTGAGGTCACTCCTAAAGAAGGTAGAGTTGTTGTATTTCCACCCACTTGGGAATATCCACATTCTGGACTACCACCAAAAAATAAAACCAAGTACATCATGAGCACTTATATTCACTATGGATAAAATCGAGTTTCTTGTTCTTAAGAATCTTTTACATAATGAAGAATATCTTCGTAAAGTTATTCCCTTTTTGAAGAGTGAATATTTTCAGGATTACAATCAAAAGATTGTCTACGAAGAAATTTTTGATTTTGTATCTCAATACAATGAAGTTCCCACAAAAGAAATTTTATCTATTGAGATTGAAAAGAGAAAGGATATTAATGAAACTTCATTCAAAGAACTTTGTCATCTTATTGATAATCTTGATGATCAACCAGTAGAATTTGAGTGGTTGGTTGATACAACTGAAAAGTGGTGTAGAGATAGAGCAATCTATATTGCTCTTCTCGAATCAATTTCAATCGCTGATGGTAATGTAAAAGAAAAAACTCCCGACTCTATTCCATCTATTCTTTCAGATGCTCTTGCTGTTGGTTTTGATAATCATGTTGGTCATGATTATCTTGAAGACTATGAAAATCGATTCCGAGTATATACTACCAAAGAAGAGAGAGTTGAATTTGATCTAGACTACTTTAATAAGATCACAAAAGGTGGACTTCCAAATAAGACATTGAATATCGCTCTTGCTGGAACTGGTGTAGGTAAATCTCTTTTCATGTGTCATGTTGCATCATCTGTATTGATGCAAGGGAAAAATGTTCTCTATATTACTATGGAGATGGCAGAGGAAAAGATTGCTGAACGTATTGACGCTAATCTCTTGAATGTGAATATTCAAGAGATATCAGAACTTCCCAAACAAGTTTTTGAGACTAAGGTTAATAACTTAGCTAAGAAAACTCAAGGAACTCTAATTATCAAAGAATACCCAACAGCATCTGCACACAGTGGACACTTTAAGTCACTTCTCAATGAACTTGCACTTAAGAAGTCATTTAGACCTGATATTATTTTCATTGATTACCTTAATATTTGTGCTTCCAGCAGGTATAGGGGAAACAGCACTGTCAATTCATATAGCTATATTAAAGCTATTGCTGAAGAACTTAGAGGCCTGGCTGTCGAGTTTCAAGTCCCTATCGTATCTGCCACCCAGACCACTCGTTCTGGTTTTGGTAACTCTGATGTTGACCTTACTGACACTAGTGAGTCCTTTGGTCTCCCTGCTACTGCTGATCTTATGTTTGCCCTTATTTCGACTGATGAGCTCGAGTCCTTGGGACAGATACTTGTAAAACAATTGAAGAATCGTTACAATGATCCCACAACATATAAAAGATTTGTGATCGGTATTGATCGAGCAAAAATGAGATTGTATGATTGTGAACAGTCCGCTCAAGAAGATCTTCTTGACAATAAGAAGGAGGAAGAGTATACTTATGAAGACCAAAAACCCAAGAAATCATTTGAAGGATTCAAGTTCTAATGTATTCTGTATTCAACCCACTTGGTGAAAAAATTGCTGACTGTGGTTCTCTCAGAGATGCTACTAATCTTGTCGGCATGAGAAATGCTAGATGGGATGGACATTACTATCAGTTCAAACCAGACTATCAAACAATTGATTTGGAACCATTTCCACAAAATCAACTTCCAACTATTACAATTGGGGGACAAGAAATCCCCATTCAACAAAAACTACCAAACACACAACAAGAACCACTAGACCTATGAGCAACGTTGACACCCAAAAGTATGTTGAATTTGTCGATGCGGTCACGTCGCAACCGTCAAAAGACCACGAAGCGTTTATCTATCGTCTTGAAGAACTCGAAGGTGAAGAGTTTCCTGCCGAGCGACTTCTTACTGCATCTGTAGGTATGTCTGCCGAAGCAGGTGAGTTTACTGAAGTTGTCAAGAAGATTATCTTTCAAGGCAAACCTGTTAATGAAGAGAACCTATTTCATCTGAAACGTGAACTGGGTGACATCATGTGGTATGTTGCACAAGCATGTATTGGTCTTAATACATCTATTGATGAGATTATGGAGATGAATGTTGAGAAACTGAGGTCTCGTTATCCTGGTGGTGAGTTTTCTGTAAAGAACTCCGAAGTCCGTAAAGAGGGAGACCTGTGATTAAAAAGTATTATCTCAAAGACCTGGATGTTTCACAACTTCCACTTCTTGTGAGAGAGAATATTGAAAGATACAAAGACGGCACCGGCAATGGTGCTCCAGTTGAAATGGTGGGTTATTTAGATAACCGTGTAGAACCATCTGCTAATGACAAGGGAGAATATTTTACAATGTGGATTTTATCTGCTGATAACAAAAATTTTTCTAATGAATCATCTAATCATTACTGGTTTTGTTTGGTCAAAACACCATGGGTATCACCACGCATCGACAAATATCTTGAAAACATTCTAATTACTAAGGATGGAGATGAATGTTGAGAAACTAGTATCACGTTATCCTGGTGGTAACTTTGATGTCCACTATTCTGAAAACCGTAAAGAGGGTGATGTGTGATAAGAATTAAACTCGTTGGTATTAAATTTCTTCAATCTTTTTGGGCTTGTATTTTTTGTATGGGCGGCGGCATTAGTATCTACCACATCACAGTTGCATCAAAAACTGGATTGATTGGTGCCATCGGGGTATTTGGGACATCATTTCTTCCCGAATCATATTCTAATTGGAAAAGTAATATTACATTTACTTTCTTCACCACATTCATTGCAGATATTATCATAGTTCCTACACATTATGGACCAATATGGATGGAAGCACTTTGTACTGGAATACTTTCTTCCATCTTTGCTGCTCTAACAATTTATGTTAGACACTTTATTAAAACAATCAGGCAAACTTATGACTAAAAAAGTAACACTAGAAATGTCTGTATATCAGGCAGCTGCAATTCGTGAATCATTATTTCAAGACACAAAGGGATATACATACGATGTAACTTGTGTTCCGGAAAGAGTTGTTCAAATTCGTGAAGGAATTGTTAGTATCGATAATCAACTTGAAGAAATTCTCAAAGAGGACTAATGGCAGCACTTGTTTGTAACTTACCTTCTGTTGAAGTCTGGGTAAGGAAGGAATATCTAACTGACCATCAAAGTGGTCACGGTGAGTTTGTGAAAGGAGTTTGGGTTTCTGCAAAGTCTATTCCTGGAAGAGCGTTTTATTTTGAAACATATCTTCCTGAGTATGGTGCAATGTATGATAAATTACCTATCAGTGCATTTTTGTCAGACCCAGAAACACCTGATCCTGATATGAGTTTACATAATCTTCAGTTCTGGAACTGTATGGATTATGGTGTAGTTGCTGTTCAAAAGCAATTCATTGGATCTATGGATTATGAAGTTTATACCAGAGATCATGGAACTATGCGTGGAACTTATATCTGTACTCTAGATAATTATCATCAAGATCCTGATGTTATAGATTATGCAACATCAGAGAATCCTGCGGAACACAAGTCTCATAATCTAATTGAACTTGTGAACGGTCAGTATTGTCTGTATCCTAATAATAGAACTAGGATTTATGATAATAGTTTGACACCACCAGAGCCTAAGACCCCAGACTTCAAAGTTTCAACCAAATACTATCAGGTTGAGAATGGGTATGATAGAATGGGACTTGGAGATCAGGAATCTTATTTCTGGAAAACTTCTAAAGAAAGAACTGAAATTATCAGTGATTTTAATGAAACAATTAAAGATCTTGAATCAAATGCACCTGATTATGGAGTAGGAAAATGAAATTTGAGATTACAGTAGAAGATTATCAAAAAGCAGGAGAGGAGTTTTGGCCTAAGTATTGGTATGTTGCCAAAGAATTAGGTGAAAATGCTAAAGCCGAAGAAATTTTGAAAGTTATGGAATCTCTTGCCGGTGTTGCGATGAAACAAAAATCTGAAGATAAGATTGGTCCATTTGGATTTAATAAAAAAAATGATACGGTAAATTCTGATGAGTGCTGAACCTGAAAATAAACGAAAACCAAAACTATCTGATTCTTTTGGTGGTACAGTAGAAAAAAATATTCCTGATGATGTTGAGTGGATTGATGATATTTTCTATATCAAGAAGACAAGATTTGGTCTTTATACATCTATTTTGAAGGAACCTCTTGGTCAACATTTTATTACTGGACCAACATATGAATCAGTATTAAATGTTTCTCGTTGGCATCTCAAGTGTTTGGAAGAGGGTACACTTCATCTATACACTAGAGTTGTAAATTCTGGTGTTGTTGGTGGCAAGTTGTAATATATGATTTGAATGACTGGGAGAGAAGAGATTGTATAAATAAGAAAAGGTAATCGTGTAGTAAGAAAATGTCTGCAGATCTTCGTGGTATTCTTGAAGCCTATAGTGCTGTCTATGACAACGATGTAAAAGAAACTCTGAATTCATTTCATGATGAAGTTACAGACATGGATCTCTCACTGATTAGTGAAAGAGAATTATCTGATATTGCAGAGGAAGCACTTCAGGAACTTTTTGAAGAAGGATATTCATTGTTTGAATCGGAGATCATTCTTGAGGATGTGATTGTTGAAGCTAGTTCTTATATGACCGCTATGATGAAAGGTCAGAATAAGTATAGAAAACAACAGAAGAGGCAAGAAAAGATTGATAGGGTTAAGGGTGCTATCAAGGGTGCCCTTGATACGGCAAAGATGAAAGCATCTACTGGAGCTGTTAAGGCATACGGAGCTTACAGAAAGGCTAAACAAGCAGCTGATGATAAAGCTAGAAGAACATCTCAAACCGCTAAGAATGTTTCAGCACAAACTTCTAGAAAGGCTTCTGAGGCTAAGGCTCAAGTTAAGTCTGGACTGAAAGGAATGATTCGTAAGGCAGCTGAGAGAGTTGCTTCTGGAGCTTCTAAAGTTGCTAAGAGAATGACTGAAGGTAAAGATTCTTCATATCTTGAGACAGATATGAAGAAGAGGCAGGAGAATAACGAGAAGGCTCGTAAGGAAATGGCAAAGGTGAAGGGTCAGAAGAACCCACATTTTGAAGAAGTATCACAAATCCGTAAGGGTTGGGGTGATGCTTACAGATCCATCTATGAGAAGAAGCTTGACCCCGTAGGTAAGGAAGATGGTGATGTAGACAATGATGGTGACGAGGATTCTTCAGACGAGTATCTGATGAAGCGTCGTAAGGCCATTGGTAAGGCAATGGGTAAGAAGAAAGAGAAAGTTGAAGAGGGTATGAAGCCTTATCCTGCTGAGAAAGTTGCCCGTAAGCGTGAAGCAGTTAAGAAGAAGGAAGACATCCACGTTGCACGTGGTGAATACGACCAGGCAGACAAGCAGTATAAGCGTGGTGTTGCTCTTGCCTTCAAGAAAAAGATGAAGAATGAAGAGTTTGAAGACTTTGATCAGATGTTTGATTCTCTGATTGAAGAGGGTTATACAAAGTCTGAAGCTCTTCAGATCATGACTCAGATAGCACTTGATGAGGATTCACGTCGTACCAGTAATAAACAACAAACTGCTCGTGTAAAGGCTAACATTAAGTCTTTTGGAAGTAACTATACTCCTCCTAGTAATTATGATCCTGATGCTAATCGTGGTCAAGGAGAAGTTGTTACTCGTAAACAGATGGAGAAGAAGCGTCGTAAAGCACTTCGTCAAGAAGATTATGTAAATGAAGCACAAGCAGCAAGAAACAACCCTGAAAAGTATGAG